CGTGCCACCAATGTTTTGTCGGATGCCTCTTGCGTGGTTTTGCAAACCCCATTGAACACCGGGATCTGCTGTTGATCCGATTCTTGGCTGAACCACGAGGAGAGACTTCCGTTGTTGAGGTCGGACTTGCGATCGCTTTCGTCGTCGTTGTTGTGGTCTTTTGGCTTTGACCTGGATTTGCACTGTTGGTGCTGTCTTCCTGGCTTGCCTTGTTGCTTTAACATGAGACATGTTCAAAATAAAGACTAATGAGTGTCTGTGTCTTTTTCGGCCCCGATCCGGGCCAACCCCGAGAGGAGCAGAGCATCAGCTCTTCCTCAGTTTCGCCTGGGGCGTTCAGTTCAAAATAACGGAATTCACCCAAGCATCGTTGACCAACGCAGGCAACGAAGTCAGGGAATCCATCTTGCGGACGTACTCTTGATACGCGTCACTGTGAACCTGATCGTCGACAATGGTCGTCGTCCCGGCGTTCACCCGCTCCGCCGTCAGTTCGCGCATCATCAACTCAAATCGGTGGGGATCAGCGTCATGCCGCCGCGATGGCATGCAGTCGCCCATCGACAATTGGTTACCGAGCTTGACCGTTACCTCCTTGACTTTACCAGTCAACCGGAGGATTGTGTTAACGTAAACTCTGAAAGGTGGGATGTGGTGAACAATAGAGCTCCAGGCGATCGCGACGCCTTTGGCCCAACCCAATCCGTCAAGTTGAGGGTCAACGCTCCATCCCACCTTACAGAAAAACCGTGAAAACTGTGGTCCAGCGACAACGGTCGGCTGTCCCTCAGTTCTCGCTGGATACCCATGGGCTCCATTGAAACACAATGACCACGCACTGCGTCGTTCATTGATTTCAATCACCATCCCGAGCTCTCGCATGACAGCAGTGATTTCTTCAAAGAAAAAGGGGTCAGAACTCTCACCCCCGCACATGCTATCATCACCATTGACACAAATGTCAAAGTCGTCAGGATCGTAGCCCAATTCCCATAACGCGAATCGCCACAACAGTCCATTGATCAGAGTGTTGCCTAGCGTCGTGTTTGGGTCACCACTATTCCGTCGAGCCTTCCATTGAGCCCGGGCAACCCGGACACCACGGACCTCGAGGATCGCGTCGTTGTTAAACTGCTCGCAATATGCTCGAAATGCCAAGGGATATTCTCTTATCCCGAGCAAGCAGTAGAACCACTTCTCAACCAATAGCAAATGGGCTTCAAGGGTTTTGTCGTATTTGGAAAAATCTGCGTCACAAATACGACCGTGCTTATG